CGGCTACGTCGCGGTGATCGACCCGCTGCAGCAGAGCGAGCTGCTCAACGCGAACTTCGCGCTCTTCGGCAAGCAGTATCAGGACTACTTCCGCACCGGCCAGTTCTCGCAGATGGCCCTCGGGGTCGATGAGTGGTACGTGGACCCGCTGCTGCCGATTCACACCACCGGCAGCTTCGCGGCCTCGACCCCCATCGTCGCAGGCGCAAACCAGACCGGCAGCGTCCTCAACATCTCCGGCATGGGCGCGTATGCGCTCAAGGCGGGCGATGCGTTCTACATCGTCGGCACGAGCACGATGGGCGTCAATCCGCTGGCCTACACGTCCACCGGCATGCCGCAGCGGTTCGTGCTGCAGGCGGATGCGACGGGCACCGGCACGGCGGCGCTCCAGATCAGCCCGCCCATCGTCACCGCCGGGCAGCTGCAGACGGTGACGGGCTCGCCCAGCAACGGTGCGGCGGTCCAGTTCATCGGCGCGACGGGCACGGTCGCCGCGACGATGGCGACGACGGCCTCGCGCCAGCAGCTGATCTTCAACCCGGCCGCGTTCGCGTTCGTGTCGGCCCCGCTCACGTCGGACCTGCCCGGCGCGCGGTCGAAGGTCGTCACCAACGGCGAGGTCAAGCTGTCCATGCGGTGGGCCGAGCAGTGGAACATCCAGACGGACCAGAAGCCGTCGCGGGTGGATATCCTGATCGGGGTCGCGGCCATTCAGCCGTACTTCGCCGTGCGGATCATGACCTAACGGTCGGCGGCAGAGAGGACAGGAGACTTCTATGGCTTGGCAGTCAACGACGCTTGCGGCTCCGATGACGAAGGACGATGTCACCATCGCCGTCGCCAGCGGCACCGGGTTCCCGCCCATCGGCGTGTCGGGAACGAAGAACTTTCACATCCGCATCGACAGCGAGTGGATGCTCGCGGATGGGCAACCGAACGACAAGGTGGTCAAGGTCAAGCGGCGCGGCGACCAGGGCACCGCGACGGCCCCGCACGACATCAACGCGAGTGTCGTGTTCTCGGGGTCTCCCTTCGACATCGTCGGCATGGCTCCGGCGTCCCTCACCTACCCGCCGATCTGGGACCCGACGCTGCGGACCATTGGCGGCGACCTCGTGATCACGTCGGACATGGTGGCGGCGCTGGGCGAGAATGCTTCGTTCCTGCTCCACAAGCTGACGCCCGCGGCGATCACGCTGGCGCGGCCCTCGTTCGCGCAGGACGGGCTCGTGGTGTCGTTCTCGTCGGCGGCACCCGTGGCGCACGTCATCACGTCCACCGGCGGCTTCGCGACGGGCACGGCGGCTCCGGGCAGCACGGCCACGTTCGGTGCGTTCACCGGGGCGGGCCTGTCGCTCGTCGCGGCGGGCGGGCTCTGGAACGCGCGCGGCGCGGCGGGCGTCGTCATCACCTAATACCTTCAGCCGATAAGGCAGCCGGACGCAGGTAGCCGCCTGCGTCCGGCGTTTTCCACAGGATTTCCACAGATGGCAGAGCAGCACTACAACGGCCCCGCGATCCAGATCAATCCGGCCTCGGGCTACGCGACCGAGATGCGGAAGTGGGAATCCACCTTCACGCAGTTCGGGCCTCCGGGGCGCGAGTGGACCTACACCGAGTATCCGCGCGCGATGTTCCTGGCCGGGCACCCGCCGGGCAGTCCCGGCAAGATCGAGATCACCGACTGGCGTGACGCGGGCAACGACCACGAGCGCACCGCGCTGGAGTCGGCAGGCTACGAGGCCACGCAGGAGATGGCGATCCAGCGGCAGATTCACCGGGACCGCGAGATGGCGCAGGCCGCGGCCGAGGCGAACTACGCCGACCGGCGCATGTCCGAGAAGGCGCTCGCCGAGAAGGCCGAGGTCGAGGACGCGGTCGCCACGCACGTCGCCGAGGTGCCGCGCAGCAACCCGAAGACCGGCAAGCGCATCGTCGAGTAGCCGCGCACGCGCGGGTGAGGGGCCACGATGGGGGTGACAGCGGCGAGCCTGATCCGCACGGCGATGCAGGACCTCGGCGTCCTGGGCGCGGGCGAGGCCGCAGACGGCTCGCACATGCAGGACGGCCTGCGCCGCTTACAGGTCATGATCGGCGGCTGGTCGCTCGATCCGCTGACGGCCGCGCGCGATCACGGCCAGTCGTTCCCCGTGACCCCTGGCAAGTCGCAGTACACCATCGGGCCGGGGATGGAGTTCGACACGGTGCGCCCCGTGGGGCAGCAGTCGGTCGCCGCAGCGGGCTTGATCTTGAACGCGGGCCAGCCGAATCAGGTCGAGATCCCGGTCGGCCTGATGACCTACGACCAGTGGATCGGGGTTCGGGTCAAGACACTCACCAGCCCGCTGTTCACGCATGTGATCTACGTGCCGGGCGCGACGGCCGCGCAGGCGACTCCGCCATCCGCGCCGCCCTACACGGCGTTTGGTGCCAGCGGGATCATTCTCTGGCCGACCCCGACCGAGGCGAATCCGCTGGTGCTCTACATCGAGCGCGTCTTGCCGCAGTTTGAAAACCTGACGACGCAGTACCCGATTCCAGACGGCGTTGCGGCCACGATTCAGCACAACCTCACCGTGGCGCTCGCGCCGATGTTTCAGGTGGAGCCGCCCGCCTACGTCGCGCGGATGGCGGCGCACACGCTGGCGGCGATGAAGCGCAACAACTACCAGTTTACCGACGCCGCGCTCGACCCGATGTTCACGTTCGGCAGCGGCGCGGGCTACGACATCACCACCGGCGGCACGACGCGCCATGGCTGACTTTTCCGCGTTCGTCGGAGCGAGCTACAAGTCGCAGAGCCCGGTCAGCGACCAAGAGGAGTTGATCAACTTCTACGTCGAGGCGACCGGGTCGCCGGGCGCGACCGCGCAGGCGGTCTTGCACCCGACGCCGGGCTTCGAGCCCTTCGCGACGGTGCCGGTGCCTGCGGGCGCACCGTTCTCGACCGGCGGGCGCGCGATGTTCTACGGCATCACCACCACCGACCCGTTCCCGACGCAGGTCGGGCGCTGCTTCTCGGTGTTCGGCAGCTCGTTCGACGAGATCATGGCCACCGGAGCCGTCATCCACCGCGGCCTCGTCGCTGCCGACGAGAACCCCGCGACGATCACCACCAACGGCTACGGCAGCGACAGCGTGCTCCCTGACGACCAGGAGGGGATGGGGCAACTGCTCGTCACCGCGGGCGGCAAGGCCTACATCTTCGAGTTCGCGACGAATGTTCTGACCGAGATCCCCGACCTCGTCGGGATCAACGTGGTGCAGGGCGCGTGCCTCAACGGGCACTTCCTGGCGTTCGACCGCGACAACAGCATCATCTACGTGTCGGATCAGCTCGACGGCATGAGCTGGGACGTGTCGAACTACCTGCAGCGGCAGATCGGCACCGACCCGTGGCGCGCGATGGTGGCCACGCCCTATGGGCAGCTCTGTCTGCCGGGCACGTCCACCGGTGAGTTCTGGTATTTCGACCCGACGAACTACCCGACGCTCTTCTCGCCCGACCTCTCGGGCCTGTTCTCCTACGGCTGCGGCGCGACGTTCTCTGCGACCGTCATGGGCGACAGCGTGGTGTGGCTCGGGAAGGCTCCTGACGGCGGCTATCAGGTGCTGCAGGCGCGCGGCTACCGGCCCGCACGCATCTCGACCTATGCGATGGAGCACGAGGCCGCGAGCTACCCGCGGGTCGATGATGCGATTGGGCAGTGCTACACCGAGCAGGGCCACACGTTCTACCTGCTGACGTTCCCGAGCGCCAACGTGACGTGGTGCTACGACGAGGCCGCGCCGCAGGGGCGGCAATGGCACAAGCGCGGAACATGGGTGTCCGAGCAGGGGCTCTATAAATATCAGCGGCCGGTGTTCCACGCCTTCGCGTTCGACAAGCACCTGATGGCTGACCGCGAGGCCTACCAGATCTACCGGATGGCGAACGCCCTGCCGCGCGACATCGAGGGGCGCGTGATCCGGCGGCTGCGCCGCTCGCCGACCGTGCAGAACCAGAACGAGCTGATTGTCTATAGCGGGTTCGAGCTGCTGTTGGAAACGGGCCTCGGGCAGGACGCGAATCCGCACGGCCCGCCGCCCACGGTCATGCTGCGGATCTCGAAGGACGGCGGGCGCACCTGGGGGAGCGAGCGGCAGGCGAGTGCTGGGGCGCTCGGCTTGTTCCAGACCCGCGTGTCATGGGACCGCCTGGGGCAGGCGCGGCAGCGCGTCTTCGAGGTCACGGTCAGCGACACCGTCCGCAACTGGCGCGTGACCGCCGCCTACCTCACGGTGCCCGGCGAGCTGCGGCAGAGGGCGGGCTGATGCCGCTGACCCCCGGCCTCGCGCAGACCGAGCTGGTGGACCGCGACGGCTTTATGACGCAGCCGTGGCAGACCCACTTCCGCGACGTGCAGACGGGCATTGAGCAGTCGCCGTCGCGGCTGGCGACGAAGGACATCGACACCGAGACGCTCGACGGCATCGGCGCGCTGCCGCCGACGCCGATCCTGCCCGACCAGCCGCTCGCCACCGGGCTCTATCGGGTGACAGTGTCGCTGCGGGTCACGACCCCGGCGACGACCTCGTCGTCGGTCGAGGTGCGGCTGCACTGGTTCGACGGCGTGGACTGCACGCTGGTGCTCGTGCCGCCGGTCACGGGCAACACGCCCGCGGCGGTCGGCACCGGCACCGCGCTCATTCACGTCGTCGCCGAGATCAACTCGCTCGTGATGATCTCCACGGCCTACGCCTCGGTGCCAGACCTGATGATGAAATACGCACTGCACGTCGTGCTCGAACAGATGGGGGGTGCGTAGTGGGCCGACCGTTTTACGGCAACGACGTGCCGCGCAAGAAGAGCATCACCGGCGAGTCGCTGGGCTTCCGGCCGCAGCCGGTGCGCGCGCGCGTGCAGGGCGAAACCGAGGACCAGTACCGGAAGTACGTCAAGGGGATGCAGGGCGATCAGGCGCGCCGCCTTGCCACCGCCAAGGGGCTCGACACGTCGGGCATGGCCTGGGACGGCACGCAGTTCAAGGACGCCAACTGGGAGCACTGGTGGGAAGACCCAGGCGTCGTGGGCCCGGCCGCGGTCATGATCTCGGGCGGCTACGGGATGGGGGCGAACGGAATGTTCGGGTCCACCGTGCAGGGCCTCCTCGGTGGCGGCGCGACGGCCGCTCCGACCGCGGCGGGCACGGTGGGCGGCTTCAGTATCGTGCCTCCCACGGTCGCCTACGGCGGCTCGGCGGCAATTCCGACAGCGGCAACAGGAGGCGGTGCGATGGGCTGGCTAGGCAAGTTAGGGCTGACGGTCAAGGACCTCTTCAGCGGGGGCGCGGAGATCTACGACATGATTTCAGACAACCGCTCTGCCTCCAAAGCCGCGGAGACACAGGACCGCTACCTGCAGATGGCGCTCGACTTCGCCAAGTCGCAGTATGCGGACCAGACGAAGCTCGAAAAAGAGCGATGGGACGCCAGCGAGGCGCGCCGCGTGCCCTATCGCGCGGCCTCGCAGGACGTGCTCCGCGAGTTCCGCAACCTGTTGGGGCTGGACTGATGCCGAGCGAAACCACGCCGCTGTCGCCCGCGGACGAAGCGCGGTTCCAAGCCTGGGCGCGCAAGGCGAAGATCGGCGACCTCGACACCGGCCGTTACGACTATCGCGGCTATTGGGCCGATCCGTCGATGCCCGCGAAAGAAAAGGCCGAGTACGTCTGGCTCGAAAAGCACCTGCCGGATGCCTACAAGCAGCACGGGCACGAGTCGTTCTCGGCTGAGTCGAGATACTCGCGCGGGTTGTCTGACGGCGGGCGCTGGTTGCCCGGCGACGTGCTCGTTGGCCCGCCCATGGCCTCGCACCGGAAGGGAAAGTAGGACGCCATGATCGACCGCTGGACCGTAGACGTTGCGGACAACAAGACCGACACGCGCGAGGCCGAAGAGCTGTGGCTGCAGGACCAGCTGCGCGAGCTGAACCCGATGGCCGTGGACCGGGAGTGGCTGATCGCCACCGGGCAGATCCCACCCGACCCGGTCATTGACGAAGGCGGCGGCGACGACGGCGGCGGTAGCGACGGCGGTGGCGGTGGCGGCGGTGGCGGCGGTGGTGGTGCTCGCGGTTCGTTCGCGCCCCCGTCGAATCAGATCGGATGGATGCCGCGGCTCGACCTGCCGACGTGGGTCCCGCCCGCGCCGTTCAAGGCTCCCGCGCCGTTCGAGGGCATTGGCAACTTCTCGTATCCCGAGTATCAGAAGCCTGCCGACTACGTTCCGGGCACGTTCAGCGCGCCCACCATCGCGGAGGCCCGCGCCGAGCCCGGCTTCCAGTTCGCGCTCGATGAGGGGCGGCGGCAGATGGAAGCCTCGGCCGCGGCCAAGGGCATCGGCCGCACCGGCGGCACCGTGAAGCGGCTGATCGGCTACGGCCAGGAGATGGCCGACACGAACTACAACAGCGTCTTCAACCGCAGCAAGGGCATCTTCGACACCAACGAGGGCAACCGCGAGCAGGCCTACAACACGAACGCCACGCTCGGCTTCGGCGCGTGGGACGCGAACCGCGCCAACGCCGCGAACACCTTCGCGACGAACTACGGGGTCGCGAAGGACAAGTACGACTACGGCTACAAGTCGGCGTCCGACGAGTACGAGAGCCTCTACGGCACCTCGCGGCAGAAGCACGAGTACGACACCGCGGAGGCGCTCGGCGAGTTCAAGCCGCGGGAAACTGAGGCCACGCTGACGCACCAGCAGGCGTTCGCGGAGTGGCTCGCCAAGATGGGCATCGCCGAGAACATCTTCAACGAAGGCTCAGACTAATGGCAGGCCCCTACGCCTCGCTCACGTCGCCCTACGCGCCGAACCACATGGACAGCGCGCTCCGCATTGCCGACCTGATCGCGCAGCGGGGGCGCAGCGCCGCGCTGGCGCAGCATGCGCGGCGGTCGATGGTCGGCGACCTGATCAGCGGCGGCGCACGCGCGGTCGGCGGCATCTTCGGAGCCCGCGACGAGGCAAAGAAGACGGCCGCGGAGAACGCGCAGATCGCCGAGATGATTGCCAGCGGCCAGCCGCTGGACCTCTCGAAGCTCGTGGCGGCGGTCGGCGTGCCGCGCGCCAAGGAGATTTACACCTTCGTCGAGGCCGCGCTCGCGAAGCAGAAGGCGTCGTCGCTGGAGGCGAATCAGACGGGCCTGCGGCAACGCGCGGCGGGGGCTCTCAAGCAGGGCGTCGATCCGAGCGTGATCAACGCCGAGCTGTATGGCGAGGGCGCGCCGCTCCTGCCGTCGCAGCTCGGGCCTGACCCGAAGGCCGTCGAAGCCGCCGCGGCGAAGAAAAAGCTCGACGAGGAGAACACGCTGATCGCCGAGATCTCGGAGGCGATGAAGCACGGCATGAGCCGCGCGGACGCGCAGCAGTACTACGCCGCGAAGACCGGCGGCAAGCTGCTCGGGAAGGAGTTCTTCCCCGAGGAGCCCGCGAAGGTCGAGCGGAAGTTGATCACGGTGCCCGGCCCCGGCGGCGTGCCCATGCAGCGGTATGCCACCGAGGAGGAGCTGGAGAAGGGCGTGCGGATTTACCGCGCGCCGACTGACACGGGTGGCAGCGGCCTGCCCAAGCTCACGGGCGCGCAGCAGGACGACCTCGCCACGATGGACACCGTCGTGGACCTCGCGGGGCTGGCGACCGCGCTGGGCGACAAGATCGGCTGGAAGGGCGTCGGCGGGCTCTGGACGGGCACCATCGCGGGGCAGGCGGCGAAGCAGCTCGGGTGGGGCACCGCGGACGAGGAGAACCTCCGCAACTACCTCGGCAACATCCAGGGCACCATCGCCAAGCTCCGCGGCGGCACCGCGTTCTCCGCGGCCGAGAAGGCGATGCTCAACAGCTACACGCCCACCCTCAACGACTCGGACACGGTCATCCAGAGCAAGCTCAAGTCGCTCGGCGAGTTCATTGCGCTGAAGCGCACCAACACGCTGAAGTATGCCGGGCGTGAGACGCCCGCCCCGCCGACCGGCGGTGGTGTGCCTGACGGCGTCAAGCGGGCGCTCGCGAACGAGCCCGCGAACCCGCCGCCGCAGACGCCCTACGTGCTGGCTGACGGCTCGAAGTGGCGGAAGAACACAGACGGGTCAATCACGCGGGTGCCCTGATGGCGCAGGACCCTTACGCCATCGTCAGCCGTCCCACGCGGCCGGGTGGGGCTGCGTCGCCGCCCGCGGACCCCTACGCCATCGTCACGCGGCCCCGCGCGCCCGGCCCTGCGACGATGGGCGAGCAGCTCGCCGCGAAGCAGGCCGAGGCGCTCAAGCAGCGCCAGCAGGCCGCGCTCCGCGAGTGGCACGAGGACAAGCCGACCTACTTCAAGAAGCTGCTCTCGAACGTCCCCGAGGACGTGGGGCGGCAGCTCCTGGGCGTCGTCGGACTGATCGGGCACACGGCCGGAGCCGCCGCGGAGCTGGGCTCGGACATCGGCAACTTCACCCGCGACGTGGTGGGGCTCCAGCCCTACTACCTCAAGGATCGGCCGAGTCAGGCGGCGTTGAAGCAGGCGCTGGAGTCGCTCCCCGACGAGCTGATCGCGCACTACGCGGGCTATCTCGACCCCGAGGGGCTCGCCCTGAAGGTGCAGGAAGGCCCGGCGACGACGGTGCTCGACGTGGTTCCGGCCGCGGCGGGGGTGAAAGCCGCCGCGAAGGGCGGTGCCGCGGTCACGAGAGCCACGGGGCGGGTCCTGACCTCGCCAGGGCTCGCGGGACGGGTCGCCAAGGGCGCGGTGACGCATGTGCCCGGCATCGGGCCGTTCCTCCGCAACGCCATCGACATCGCCGAGGCCCTGCGGGCTGAAACGGGCGGCGCGCCGGTCGTGGTGCCGCGCCCGCCGCGGCCGACCCCGGTGCCCGGCCTCACCACGCGCCATCCGTCCGCGCCGCCGGTGCGCGATTTCGGCGTGCCTGCGGTGGCCGGGGCGGAAGCGGTCGCGCCGGAGGGCTGGGCCCAGCAGACAATACCAGCGTCGGCGCTCGTGGAGCGGCCTGCGCCCCCTCCAGCCGCCGCCCCGGCGGCAGGTCCGCAACTCCAAGCCGCGCCCGAAGTCGTTCCTGGCGCGCCCGTAGCCCCAGTTGCGGCCCCTGCAGGCCCGATCACGCAGGCGACCGCGGCGGTGGACACCCTCGACGCCCCGTGGGCCGGTCGGACGCGGGGGCAGCAGTCGCCGTCGTGGCTCCAGAGCGACCTCGGGCTGGCCGCGAAGCGCGCCGGGGCGCAGCTGACGCCGGAGCAGTTCGTGGAGGCCGCGCGGCTGGTGGTCGAAGAGGGCCTGACGCCACGGCAGGCGGTCGCGGCGGTGCCGCCACCGGTCGCCGGGGCAGGGGCTGAAGCCGGGGCCGGGAGTGTGGCGCGGACGGTCGAGCGCCCGCCGCGTGACCCGGCCGCACGGGCCGTCTATGCCCAGCTGCGGGTGGCGGGGATGACGCACGCCGAGGCGCTCGCCGAGCTGAAGGTAGCGCGCTCGCTCTCGCCGATGACGCCCGCGCAGATGCGCGCGGAGATCGCGGCTCGCCGTGGCAACCGCTCGCCGAGGCGTGAGTAGGTGGCCGACGACCTCGACCTCGCAACCTACGGGTGGCTCCGCGCGCAAGGCGTGCCGCACACCGAGGCGATTGCCGCCGCGAAGAAGGCCAAGGACGCCCCGGCGAAGCAGCCGCCCGTCATCCGCGCGCCCACGGGCCGGGAACGGGTCCTGGGGGCGCTGCAGGACCTCGTGGCGGGCAACATCGTGCCCGACGCGGACACGGCGACCCCGGTGCCCCCGGCGCGCCCTGCGGGCCTCCTGGGCGGTCCCTCGGCCACCATGCGCGCGACCACCGGCCGCGAGCGGGTGCTGGACCGCGTGCGCGACCTCTATACCGCGGTCGGCACGTCGCCTATCGGCAAGCTCGCCGACTGGCTCGGCGTCTCCGACTTCGCGGGCATCGAGGAGCAGTTCACCAACCCCGAGCCCCAGGTGTCGATGGGGATGCCTGGGCCCCCGGCGGGGAAGGCGGCGATGTCGCAAGCCCCCTTGTCTGAACTGGTGGATGGGTTATGGCATCCCATCGGCGCGGGGAAGAAACTGGAGCGGCCGCTGAGTCAGATGGAGTTCGGGGTCACGCCACACGCCGAGCGGCGGGCGCATCGCGTGATTACTCCAGCGGACATGGAAGGGGCCACCATCATTCCCCTGACGGGTGACCGCGCTCGGGCGCAGGCCACGTTGACGCAGGTCGGGGACATTCCGCTGCGGAGCCCCGTGCCGTTGCCGGGTGGCCCAGACTTCATGCTGGAGAAGCCGGGGTCGGGGTGGGCGTCCGCGCGGGCCCCCATTGAGAAGCTCGCGAAAAAGGTGCGCGAGGGCGGCGAGCGCACGTTCGGGGTGTATGTGCCCGGCTCGCATGCGATGGTGGACTTTTCGACCACCTTCGCGGATGCGCTGCTGGAGCAGGTCAGCCAGTCGCCGGTGACCAAGAAGGGGCTGCAGCGGTTCGATGCCGCGGTGCGGCGACTCCGTCCTGAATGGAAGGGGCTGGCGCACCCCGACGCGCGCAAACAGTTGGACGCCAACGGCGAGCTGCGGCTGGTCTTTACCGACGTGATGGGCCTGGGCGAGTTCCGCAAAGCGGGGTTCCCAGATCTGGCGACCACGCGAGCCGCGATCAGTGAACCGGCCCTGATGAACACCCGACCCTATGAGGGCGGCTTTGCCATCGCGGAGTTAGACCCCGGTGGGAGGGTGATTCGCCAGCCGGAGTCGCCGCACCCGACCTACACCACAGAACTGGGCGGTCAGTACGCGGGACAGTTTGCCTCGGACGTGCCGATTGCCGACCTGTTCCCCACGTTCACGCAGGCGAGACGCCAGTCGGGGGCTGACCCCGCGAGGGACGTGCGGTCGTTCATGCTGTCGAACCCGACACAGGTCGCCACGCCGCAATGGGTGGACAGCGTCTCGAAGATTCTCGGGAACGCGCCACCACGGGTGGTGGACTATCTCAAGAAGTACGGCATCGCGGGCGCCCTCTCGGCTGGCCTGATCAACGACGCGCAAGCGCGTCAGCTGCAGGCGCAGGCGCTGGTGAAGGACTAACCGCTTGGCTAACATCTACACGCTCGCACCGCAGCCCTGGCTCGTGTTCCTTGACGACCGTGGGATCTTCATCCCGAACGGGCAGCTCGCGATCTACTGGGCGGGCACCTCGACGCCCGCGCTGACCTACACCACCGCGCAGGGCGTGCCGCATCCGTTTCCGATCTCGCTCGACGGCGAGGGCCGCGTGCCCGGCGGGCTCTACCTGCAGCCGGGCCTGACCTACAAGTTCGTGCTGCACGAGCCGCAGGTCGAGGAGCCGCTCGACGGCGGCATCATCCGCAGCCAGGACCACGTCAACGCGGTGCCGTCGTCCATCGGCTCGACGCTGTCGATCACCGTGCCGGGTAGCTACGTGATCGACGGCGCGGGCGTGGACGTGATCGAGTATGTCGGCGTCGGCGACGTGACCATTCGCGGTATTACCGGCGGCGTGCAGGGCCAGGGCATCACGATTCAAAACCTCTCGTCCTCTGTCGTCTGGTTGTCCACGAGCGACCCCGGCGCAGGGCCGGGAAACACGCTGGTCAACATCGTGTCCTACGGGGAGATGCCGCTCGTGGCGTTTCGCGCCAACGCGCACTACACCTACCTGTCGGGCGAGTGGCGCATGGGCACCTACGAAATGGGCAACCCGATTTCGCCCGCGTTCGATCCGCTCGCCTACGGCGGCGCGGCGGGCATGACGTGGACGGTGAACCCCGGCGACGTGCAGTACGAGAACTTCTACCTGACCGGTCGCACGTTGAGCTACAGCTTCTGGATCGCCAACACGTCGGTCGGGGGCACGCCCAGCCCGTATCTCCTGCGTCACTTGCCTTATGGGTGGAACCTGCTGGAAGGCAACACCCTGTCGGGCATCCTCACGCAGGACGCGGGGTCGCCGCTTGCGCTGGGCGTGGCGCTGATGTTCAGCAACACACAGGTCCGCTTTGAGCGCGTGCCGCTCAACACGCCCTGGACGATCAGCGCCGACAGCACGTCTGTCATCGGCCGCGTCGAAATCCTTCTGAGATAGCCCATGCCTACCGTTATCTCGCCGCAGCCGTGGCTCATCTTCCTCGACGACAACGGGGCACCGGTCCCGAACGGACAACTCGCACTCTACGAAGCCGGGACGAGCACGCCGGTCACCGTCTACACCGACAGCTTGGCGTCGGTGCCGCACCCGTGGCCGATCACGCTCGACAGCGCCGGGCGCATTCCTGGCGGGCTGTTCATCCTGCCGGAGGTGGCTTACAAGTTCGTCCTGCACCAGCCGAAGCTCGCCAATCTCGACCTTACGGGCGCGATCATCAAGTCGCAAGACAACGTCATGGGGCACGGCGGCAAGGTCAACGTCTCGGGCAGCGTGCCCGACTCGGGACAGTTGCCGGGCACCGGCGAGCCGGGGGACGCCTACATTTCGGCCGACGACGGGCACCTCTGGATCTGGGATGACATCAACGGCGTCTGGGTCGATGTCGGCGCAGTGCAAGGCCCGCCCGGGCAGACCGGCCCGGTGGGACCGATGGGACCGCAGGGGCCAATCGGCCTGACCGGCGCGCAGGGCGATCCGGGGCCGCAGGGCATCCCCGGTGCCACGGGGGCAACCGGCCCGCCCGGTACGCCCGGCGCAGACGGCACGGACGGCCTCGACGGCGCACCGGGCGCACCGGGGCCGCAGGGACCGCAGGGCATCCAGGGCATCCCCGGCCCTGAAGGCGAAGGCCAGATCGGCCCACAGGGGCCGCAGGGCGAGCCCGGTCCCATCGGGCCGTCAGGCCCGCCAGGACCGCAGGGCGAGACGGGCGCCATCGGCCCGGCGGGCCCGGCGGGCACGGCGGGACCGCACGCCGCCACGCACCGCACCGGCGGCTCGGACCCCGTCGCGCTCGACGCCGCGCAGATCACGACCGGGCAGTTCGTGGACGCGCGGCTCTCCGCGAACGTCGCGCTCGAAAACGTCGTGAACACGTTCGCGTTCCCGCAGATCATTGCGACCCAGGCGGCGCTGCTCCGGCTCGTGGACACGGTCGCGCCGGTCGATGCCAAGGTCTGGCAGGTCATGAGCAGCGGTGGCCCGCTCTACCTGCAGGCGACGAACGACGCGGTCAGTCTGGAGCAGGGCAGCTTCCGCGTCGAGCGCAACGGCACCACCATTCAGACCGGCTCGATCAACGCCACGGGCAGTGGCACCACGCCCCTGAATGCCGCGAACCTGACCGGCCAAGTGCTCGATGCGCGGCTGTCGCCGAACGTCGCACTGGAGAACGTCACCAATACCTTCCTGGCCTCGCAGTACATCGTCGCGCCGTCCGCGCATCTCCTGCTCCAAGACACGAACGGCACGGCGAACCAGCGGCTAACGCGGCTGATCCAGGCCGGGAACCTCACCATCATCCAGACGCTGGACGATGCCCAATCGGGCGAGCAGGGGCGTCTGGCGATGGACCGGCTGGGTAACGTCAGCCTCTCGGGCACCATCAATGCCACGAGCAGCGGCACCACGCCGCTCCTTGCCGCGAACATCGTCGGCCCGATTCCTGACGCGAAGCTGACCGCGAACGTCCTGAAGTATGCGGGCGGGTATCCCGGCGGCACCGCCAACTTCCTCCGCGCCGATGGGAACTTTGCCCCGACGCCGTCCGGGCGGGTGATCGGCACGCTGTCGATTCCTGGCGCGTCCCTGATCGACGTGACCGGCCTCGACATCGTGAACTACACGGGGGCCGGGAACTTCACGATGTATGGGTTCTTCGGCGGCGTCGAGGGGCAACAGATCCTCATCAAGAACCTGTCGGCGTCGAATGTCTTTCTCCCGCACCAATCGGGCAACGCCGCCGTGGGCTACAAGCTGTTCAACGCCGTGAGCGTCGGGCCGACGCCGCTGGTGGGCAACAGGTCGTGGGCGCGCTACCTCTACACCAACGGCTCATGGTTCCTGACCGGACATGAGCAGGGCGACCCCTACACGGAAGCCTACGACGCGGGCAACTACCGGGGCCTGAACGACACGTTTTCGTGGGTGGTGGAAGCGGGCGACATTCTCGCGGACAACTGGTACGTGTCCGGTCGCCTCTGTACCTACAACTTTTATCTCGTCAACACGAGTATCGGCGGTGCGGCGGTGGGGGCCTCGCTCACGCGGCAGATCCCGCAGGGGTGGTCGCAGATCAGCGGGAACGGCGTGTCGATGTGCGCGCTGGGCGGCGTGGCGGGGCAACCGAATGGCGTGGCCTCGACCGGGTATGGCGGGCGCGTAACCTTTGGCCGAATGGATCAGGCCAACTGGCCCAACGTCAACAACAGCATCGCGGTCATTGGGCAGCACCAGTTCATGCTGTCGTAGGAGAAAGGCAGATATGGCGGTCGAAGTTTCCACCAAGCAGATGGCGTTGACCCGCGACACCGATCCGGGGGGCTTCATGGAGCGGGTGACGGCGATGCTCGCGTTCGCGTGCAGCACGGTGCTGAGCGAGCCCGCCGACACGCCCCATCACCAGCCGCGAGCCTTCTACGCGCAGCATGTCACGAAGGATCCGGCGTATGCGGCGAAGAACGCGGGGCCGCAAATCGTGATGGGCGTGAACGTCGTCGCGACGACGACCTACGACGAGGTGACCAAGACCTCAACCTGCACCATCGCGGACATCGACCTGCAGTCGCAGATCCTGACGCTGTGGAACGCGCTGGCGGGGCTCGACACCCCGAGTTAGAATCGGGGCTCATCACGCTCTGGTCGGCTTGACGAGTCGCGGGCCGGGTGTTCGAGGGGTCGGACACCCGGCCCGTGGTCTGTACGGCTACGCGCGCTCCGCGGCTCCGGCGCGGCCGGGCCGGTCAGCAGGCCGGTGCGCGGGCGCATCCGCGTGCGGCTCGGTGCGGACGTGCTTGCCCTTGTCCTTGCCGTTGTCGGCGTGCTCCTCCTCGCCGTCCGGGTTGACCTGCTTCGGGCTCGCCTTCTTCGGCTCCTTCGGCTGGTCGGGCTGGGGCGGGAAGGGCACCGGCGGGTTCGCGGCGCTCGGGAGGTTCTCCAGCCGCAGGCCGTAGTCGTCCAGCGCGCGCTCCAGAATCGCCCGCAGCGTCAGCCCCTTCGACACGTCGGCCTCGTAGGCTTTCAGCGCCTCGTCGCCCCACGGCACGCGGAAGAAGGCGTAGAGCTTCTGCATGACCTCCAGCCCGGCGTCGAACGTCTCTTTGTTGCTGATGGGATTGGTCTTCCCGTCGTGCTGGGTCTGGTTCGGGTCGGAGAAGTTGATCGACATGGATGCAGTCCTTTCGCTAGGAAGAGGGCGGAATGCTGTGCAGTCGCAGAGAAAGGCACTGCATCCGTCGCTGTACTGGTCATCGTCCACGCGGTAGATAAGGCTGTGCCGCGCCTCGACGTGTCCGCATGAGCACATGCGAGCCGGGATTCTCTGCGTGGCCGTCATTGCCTGAATCTCCTGTACAGCAAAGCGCCCGCCGACTCGGAGAGCCAGCGGGCGCGGTCGAGGTTATCGGCGACGGCGATACGCGAGCCCCGCGAGCCCCAGGCCCAGGAGCGACAGCGACACCGGCTCAGGCACGGCTGCCACGTCCGTGACCTGCGTCTGCCCACGGCTGATGAGCCGCCCACTGCCTTCCAGCAGCATGTCGAACCCCAGCGTCATCGAGAACGGACCCGCCGCCCCGAACGGCGCGGGGCCGTAGTTCACCGCGAACGAATCCACGATGCCCACGCCGGTGTCGGTGAACGTCGAGATCAGGGTGCCGGGCCGGTCGGTCGCGGTCTGCGCGCCGATGGCGTTCAGCGCGTCCGCGTAGAACGAGTAGGTGGCGAACGAGCCTTCCGCCGTCTGCCACGTTCCGCTCCCGCTGTTGGCAATGAAGCTGGTCGGGCCGGGGAAGCCGTCTGCGCTGATCGTGGATTCCAGCGTGATCTGGCCCGCCGTCGTGTTCTGAATCGTCAGCGACGAACTGTTGATGACGTTCAGCGCGGGGCCGTTCGCCTCGCTGTGCAGCGAGCCTTCGATCAGGAGCCCGCCGATCATGGCGGTGCCCAGGTCGAGAATGCCCACGGTCGGGTTCAGGTCGTTGACCTGCGTGCCGTAGAGGCAGGGCGCGTTCTGATCTGTCGCGCAAAACAACGTGCCGCTGTTCACGTTTCCAGCAATGGTGAGCGGTGCGGCATCCGCGCGCGGGGCTAGCATTAGGATCAGTCCCAGCGTCATCACGCTGGCGGTTACACGGTTACGCATTTGTGCTCTCGCTTTCCTTAAGGCGGTGATACCGCCGTAGTTCTCGTTGCGCGTGACACACCCGACAGTAGCGCCCATCGCTCCTGCGGGTTAGCGGGTGTCCGCGTAGGCACTTCGTCTTGCGTGCGTTCACCGCCGCAGGGCTTTCCCCACGGCGCTTGTTCTCAGCCAGCGTCACCGGCTCCAAATGGGCCGGATTGACGCAGGCCCGGTTTCGGCAGAGATGATCCAGCGTTAAGCCTGAGGGGATTGGGCCGACGAGCCATGCATACGCGAGGCGATGGGCCATCCTGGCATTGCCGTCAAGGTGGAATGCCCCATAGCCGTAGTGATTCAGCGCCCCGGTCCAGAGCCAGCACTCAGCGGTCTTATTGACCTTCGACCAGAAGCGATTCTGCATGATCAGGAAGGCTGAGATTCTACTCGGGCGGCTTCTCTGGGGCCGCTGGGGCCGACGCCAGCATCGCTTCCAGCGCCTTCAGCACGCTCGGAGTTATCGAAGGCTGGTAGCCGACCGACTGCCCCGTGCGCGGGCCAAGCAGTGCGCGTTCGCGGTCTACAAACGCCTGCAACGTGGCCCTCAGTCCATCTGGGACCGCTGGGGCGGGCCATTGAGCAGTGCCGTGGGCGAACGGGCCGCGATGGTTCTGGGTGTGCCCAACCGGCAACTCGCAGACGGCCTGCGTGCTGTCGTGCTTGGCTCCACAGGGGGCCACTGGGGCGGGCAGCGAAGCCAGCGCGGCATTTGCAGCCGCGACAATAAATTCTGCGTCCTGCTGTTCGTAGACGCGGCCGATGAAACGCTCTTCGTAGTGCCCCGCTCGCCGTGCGCTAATCCTCCGCTCGGTTGTGTAGCAGTCATGGTCAGACCGCTGTTCTGTTAGAAACCACTCGCCCTGCGTGATTGGACCCGGCACCACCCGCCCGCCCCGCGCGCCTTCTGCCCTCTCCAGTTCGGCTTCAAGTTGATCAGCGCAGGCACGCAGTTTCTTGGAGGTTAGAATTGCCCCGCGCGGCCATCGCTCAAGTGATGCCGCCGCCTCCGCGCGCCACTCCGCGATCAACTTCAGCAGCGCCGCGCTCGCCGTGTCCGTCGCCTGATCAGCCAAAGAGCCCTCCTTGCCGTAACGTGGGGCGCACCGCGACGACGCCCAGGTCGGGCCGGTGCCAGGACATCCGCACGCGCATGGCCGCGTCCTCGGAGCGGAACAGCCACACATCAGGTCGGCGCGGCGGGCGCTTGACCAACAGCCGGGGGAACGTCTCCCACGTCCCATCGGTCAGCAGCAGCGCATCGTCCTCGACGGTCGCGCCGAACATCACCAGCGCGTAGCTCACGGCTTCGACAGGTCTTGAATCCGCCGCAGGGCGTCGTAATGAAAGCCGGTGGTCGTCAGGGCCTCGGACACCAGCGCATGAATGTCCGCGAGCGGGTCAGGCCCGTCGCGTAGCTCTCGCAGCTTGTTGCCCAGGTCGATGGCGACAGACTGCTCCTCCTCGCTGGACGTGCTGCTGGCCTCCAGGCGGCACAGGTCAATCAGAGTGTCGAGGTCGTCTGCCGTCAGCCTCACGTCGGCCTCATCTTCGACATCAGGGCGCGGTCATCGACGGCGAGCTTCTCGCCCTTGCGCTTGGGGGTGCGGCGCTTGCGGCCGGAGCCCTTGCACTTCGCACAGGGCACCGGGGCCCCGGCGATGATGCGGGTGCAGGTCCCCTGACAGTCGGTGCAGCGGTCGGCAGGCGGGACCGCGTGCTTGTGGGTCGGGCACGGGGCCTGCGAGAGACACCACGGCACATCGCACATCTTCACGCGCCCACCAGCCCGAGGAGCACGGCCACCACAAAGACCAGCCCCGCGACGAGGCCCACGAACACCACCGCGTTGAGCACGGCATCGCCGAAGGACGGCGCGGGCGGCAGCGGCTCCAGGCTCGCGAGCTGTTTCATCTGCGCGCGGAGCGACGGGTCCGACCAGTCCGTCTTCTTCACCGCGTGCCGCCCTGGCTGGCGTAGTAGGGCAGGACCTCGATCTTGACCGGCGGCTGGCCCAGCGGCCCGCCACAGGCGGCGCAGGGCCGAAGGTCCTCGACTGCCCAGCCGTAGCCGGTGAGGGCCGAGCGCGGCGCGCAGGCCTCGTGGTAAGCCACCGAGCGGTCGGCGGCGTCGAGCGCGCCGTCCTGCAGCTCGAAGCCGAAGATGTTGCCGACCGCGGCGTGGAAGTTCTCGTCGCGCTCGCGGGTGATCTGGTCGGGGGTGCGGGCCATTACTTCTTTCCCTTCTGGTTGGCGAGGACCTGCTTGAGCTGCGAGCGGAACCGCTCCTGCGATTCGAGCCACACGCCGAGGGCGCGGCGAACCTGCTCTGACGGCGAAATGCCCGCCTCGCGCTGCAGCGTTTCGACGCGGCGGCGCAGGGCGGGCGTGAGGCGAACGTTGACGGCCGTGGACTGCATGTAAAGAGTGTGCAGCAACACGGCCGTCCATGTCAAGCGGTTCGGTTTAGAAGGGCGCGAACGGGTCGGCGGCGGGCTCCGGCTCCTCGTTGAAGTTCTTCGCGGTCGGCGGCGTGTAGCCTGCGCGGATGCGCGCGGCCCAGCCCTTCGCGCGCCCGGCGTCGAGCCGGTTGTAGCGCGCCTTCTTCTGCGCCTCGGGGTCGGTGTCGGCCGCGTTCTGCGCCGCGAAGTAGAGCAGGCGGTCGGCCACCAGATCGAGATACTCGGCCGGGCACTCGGAGAAGTGCTTGCCCTGCATCGAGGGGCCGGTCCAGTCGCGCGGCGACTTCGCCTTGACCTCGGGGTCGCCGTAGGGGCCGTCGAGGTCGTAGTCGCTCGCGACCGGCGGCGGCGTGCCCTGCCCGGTCGGGACATACGCCGGGCCGTTCCACGGGTTCTGCGGGGCGGGGGCGGTCGCGGCGCGCGCAGCGAGGGCGATGAGTGTGTCGAGCTTCGTGTTGATCTGCTTCAGAACGTCGAGGGCGTCGTTACCTGCGGCCATGATGGTTACTCCTTCCAAGAAACACCACGAGAGATGCGAGAAACTTGCGAGCGATCTAGCTTGTAACCGGCGGCGATGTCCTTTACTCGGCGACCTTCTGCCCGCGCGGCCCGAATCGCCGCCACGTCGGCCTCTGACACCTTGGCGCGCGGGTGCTGCGCCCGCCGCCGTGTTGCTTCGGGCTTGGTGTAGTGGCCGTTGGCCGCGCCGCGCGCATGGCGACCCTTGATGAACATGTCACGGTTGTTGTCCACGCGCGTTCCGAGAAAGAGGTGCGCGGGGTTTACACACGGCGGATTGTCGCAGCGATGCAGCACACACAGGCCGGTGGGTATCTCGCCGTGAAACAACTCCCATGAGACGCGATGCGCCTCCCTGATCTTTCCGTTCAGCCAGAAGCGGCCGTAGCCAAACTTCGCCAAGGCCCCGCGCCAAGGCCAACAGGTCGAGTCGCTGACCGGTGACACGCTTGCCCAAAACAAGGGCACCCTGCTGCTCACTCCACCTCGCTCGGCTCGTAAAGCCCCATCACGATGTCCGCGTAGACCAGCCGCGCCAGCTTCGCGGACGCACGAGCGATTAGCATGTCGGCAGGGTGCTTCGCCCATCCGCTGCCGGGCTTCACGAGGTCGGCCATCCTCGCGTCGTCCATCGAGAACGAAAGACTGACCTCGGGGTCGTCGCCGCGCTTGGTGACGAACGTCGCGCGCTCGTTCGTGCGCTCGACGCACCTGAAATACTTCGCGGCCCCAGACCGGAGCACGAGCGCCCGAATCGCGTCCGCGGACAACACCGGCTTCCCAGAAACGATGTGAAAGGCACGCAGCGCGTGCATCGCAGGCAGGCCCATCTCACGACCGGCCATGATCGTCATCAGCACCGCGGGGGCGTTCCCATACGAACCGAACAGGCGTGAATCCATCGCCCACTTCGCCAGCGTCACGGCCTCAGTCAACGTCTGCGGCTCCAACTGCCGCGTGTAGTCGTGCTCGACCATCACCGGCACCAGCGCGGTTGTCTGCTCCTCGCGCACCGGCTCCGGCTTCGTGGGTTCCGGCGCGGGCGACGGCTGGCCGGTGGGGGTGTCGGCGGTCACGGGGGCGGGCTCAGTCTCGAACAGGGGCTGGGGGCGTTCCACGGCAATTTCCTCGAAGGGGATGGGGGCATCGGTGCGGAGCGCGATCAGCGCCCGCACGGCATCGACACGGGGGAAAAACTCGGCGAGCGACGACTGCACCGTCGCGCTCAACGTCGCGGGCTCCTCGGCCCACGCCGTGTGCAGCCCTTCGAGCGTGCCGTGCTGCGCGAGCAGCCGCGCCGCGATCACCGGGCCGATCTTCGACGCGCCCTTCACGTTGTCGGAGGCATCGCCGACAAGACACAGGAAGTCAGGCACCTGTTCCGGCCGCACGCCGAACTTCTGCATGACCGCGTCCGGTCCCAGCTCCGCGCCGTCCTTCAGCGACTTGATGTGGACGCGGTCGCTCACGAGCGCGAGCAGGTCCTTGTCGGCCGAGGCCACGAGCACGCGGGTGTCGGGCGATTCGAGCGCGAGCCGCGTGGCGGTCGCGATCACGTCGTCGGCCTCGAAGCCCTCGGCCATCCACACCGGCACGCCCTCGGCCTTCAGCGCCTCGACCACGAGGTCGAGCTGATGGTAGAGCGGCGCGCGGCCCTCGCTGCTGCGCTGCGCCTTGTAGGTCGGGTCGAGGTCGCGGCGGAAGCTCTTACGCGAATCGACAGCGACCGCGGCGTAGGGCTGGCCGTGCAGCAGCCCGCGCACGCGCGCCAGGATCTGCTCGGAGGTCGCGTTCGGGTTCGGGTCCGACGCGGCCATGTGCCAGATCGGGTAGCCGATGCTGGCGAGGTCGATGAAGAGCGCGGTGGTGCTCATCGCGTCACCGGCACGAGGTCGAGCGCGCGGGCGCTCGCGGTCAGAATCGCGCCGAGCTGCTCACACTGCTCGGCATCGAGGTAGACAGTCACCGTCTGCCGTCCGTTGCCGAGGGCACCGGAGGAGATCGAGAGCTGCAGGGTGGAGGCGGGACCGGCCGAGCAGACGATGGGGCCGTTCCACGCATTCGGGATCTCTATCGTTTTCAATCGAGGCGCTTCCATGTTTCTCCTGAAAGAGCGGCGCGGATCGCGTGCCTGCTCACGCCGAACCGGGCCATCCATCGTGCGACGGAGTGCCGCTCGCGAACCTGCGCGCGGAGCCATCGAACATCGTCACTCGTCAGCTTCGACTTCCAGTGCCCGTCGCCGCGCGGGAGCCGTCCCTTCGCGCTCGCGTCGGCGTGGTTGTCGGCGCACGTCCCCAGGAACAAGTGCGCCGGATTCACGCACGCCGGAACGTCGCAGTCGTGGCAGACCTGCAAGTCGCTCGGCGGCATCTCGTCGGCGTTCGCGAACATCCACGCGAGCCGGTGCGCCTTCTTTGGACCACCCCCGCCGTAGCACTGCGTGCCGTAGCCGTCCTTGTCCACCGGCCCGAGCCACAACCAGCACGCCTCGGGGTCGCGCACGGCAACGCGCGCCCAGAATCCTTCGCGGGTCAGTCGGGGCTTCGGCACGGCCACAAGCGTAGGCGCAGTGCATTGCACTTGTCAAGCCCTTGCACCGCACGCGGCGACAGGCGTAGCGTAAGGCATGACCAAAAGGCAAGCCATCGAGGCGATAGAGCGACACGCAAAGGCCGAACGGCTCACGGTGCGGGCGCTCTGCGCGCTCGCGGGCATCGACTACACGACCTTCTACCGCTGGGGCACGCGGCCTGAGTCGCAGCCGCGCCCGGCGACGGTCGAGAAGCTCCTGCGGACGCGGCGGGCGCTCGACGCGAAGCCGTGATTCCCGCGCGCTCGCCGTGGGACCTCCTCGGCCAATTAAGCGCCGCCGGGCTCGAAGTGTCGGTGCCGTATCGCAGCGGTTGGGTGTTCTCGCGGGCCAAGCTCTTCGCGCATATCTGCCCGGCGACGGCCTGCGCCGACTGTACCGCGGCGCGCAAGGCGGGCTACCGCACCTACACCGTGACCGCGGAGAAGGTGCGCGACGGCCGCGCGCTCGATGAGATCGGGGCGCTCCTCTGGAAGCCGGTCCAGGGGGACCTGTTTAGATAGTTGTTGACATAGACAAGCGCTTGGCTTTAAGCTCTGATCTCGGTGGCGCTGACGCCACCCACGAGCCCAGGAGCCGACCATGACCCTCTCGACCGCGACCGTTCACAACCCCTCGAACTTCGAGCCCGCCGACTACGAAGTGCTCGACTACCTCGACAACCAGCCGCCGGTCTACTTCGGTGGCTCTGGCGTGGCGTTTGAGGACGAGAAGAACTACTGGCACGAGGGCATGGTCAGCGCCCTTGGCGAGGACTACGCCCGCAAGTCGCACCGCTGCATCCACTGCGGCAACGGCCGGGTGCGCTACATCACGGCCTGCCTGCACCGCCCCACGGGCGAGCGTGTCGTCTTCGGGGCCGACTGCACCGAGCGCCTTGGTTTCGAGAACCGGCAGGCCTGGAAGCTCGCGCAGCTCAAGTCGAAGGCCGAAGCCGGGCACGCCCGCCTCAAGGTGTGGAAGGCGCGCTGCGCGTTCCTCGACGCCAACCCCGCGGTCGCCGCCGCCATCGAGCAGGCGAAGGGCGCGGCGCACGCGAAGAACACCTTCGTCGCCGACGTGCTCGGGAAGCTCGACCGCTTCGGCTCCATCAG